AGCTGAGGGTGGACCCGGAGCAGCTTGCCAGGCTGACGCCTGCGGAGTATGCGGAGGTTCAGCAGGAGCTTCTTGCCCTGGAGAGGCTGCATCGGGAGAATCCCCTTCTGGGGTATGAGCCGCATGATAAGCAGGTCATCTTCCACAGTCCCCCATTCCCGCGTAGTCGCCTTTTCCTCGGAGGCAATAGGTCCGGGAAGACTACGGCATCAATGGTGGACACTATTCTCCAAGCCTGTGACCGCGACGTGGTGCCCCAGCATTTGCAGCAATACAAGCGCTGGGAACCTCCGTTCTACGCCCGCGTGGTCATTCCCGACCTTACCCGAAGCCTAGAGGGCGTAACGCTTCAGAAGTTCCGGGAGTGGTGCCCGCGTGGGCAACTCAAGGGAAAGAGCATGGATCGGGCTTGGGACAAGGTGCAGCTTATGCTTCGCTTCGCCAATGGTTCGTGGGTGCAGTTCATGTCCAATGATCAGGATTTGGACAAGTTCGGAGGGGCAGCACTCCACAGGGTTATTTTTGATGAGGAGCCTCGTCAGGACATTCGCCGGGAATGCCTCATGCGCCTTATCGACTATGGGGGCGAAGAACTGTTCTCAATGACTCCGCTGGCTGGAATGTCGTGGGTGTACGACGAGTTCTTTGAGCCGTGGGAGTCGGGGAAGCTGAATCCGCAGATGGCGACGATCTTGCTGGTTGATATGGACGATAACCCGCATTTGAACGAGGAGGCTAAGGAGTTCGCTCTTGAGGGTCTAAGCCATGAGGAGCGGCAAGCCCGCAAGTCGGGCAGGTTCGTGGCTTTCGCCGGGTTGATCTACCCGGAGTTCCGTGAGCAGCATCACGTTTGTCCGCAGCCATCAGAGCTTCCACATGGCGTAGAAGTTTTTTGTGGGATTGACCCTGGGTATCGGCATTTGTGCGCGGTGGTTTACGCATTCTTGGATCAGGACGACCGGATGGTTGTGTTCGATGAGATTTGCCTGCCTCAGACTCGCATCAGCGAGATTTGCAAGCAGATCAAGGTGCATAACGCACGTTGGGGGGTCGTTCCGAACTTCTACGTGATCGACCCTGCGGCCCGCAATAAAAACAATCAGACCGGACGGAGCGACCAGCAGGAGTTTGCTGATTATGGGGTTTACACGATCCCGGGTCAGAACGCCGTTACGGCCGGGATTAACCATGTGAAGGAGCGTCTTGCGGCTGACAAACTCTTTGTTGCGGCTCCTTGCCAGGAGCTTAGGTCCGAGTTCCGTAAGTACAGGTGGGTCAAAGAAAACCCTCGGACGGAGCAGGCGGCGACGGAAAAGCCGGTGAAGAAGGACGACCACGCCCTTGATGCTTTGAGGTATGTGGTGATGCAGCGTCCTCTGGCGCCCGCTAAGGCCCGTCAGAGGCCGAGTGAGTCTCGTAAGGACTGGATGCTTCGTAAGTCGTTGGAGCGCCTTAGGGGGCGCGACAGGGGCGGATTAGAGGACTTCCACGGGGGACCTGGGGTGTTTAGGGCGTGAGAGCGTGACTCTGATTCTTGGGTTGGTTGCGATGGCGGTGGTCTTCGCGTTTCTGTTTTACGCGACTTGCCGCAATCCGCGCTGGCAGTTCCGTAAGACGTTGAAATACATTCGCTCCCTCCCGGAGCATAGTCCCCACCGAAAGGTGCGTAAATGAGTGTTTGCCCCGGATGTGGCCGCTGTTCCCGGTGTGGTCAGGCCGTTCCTAAGCCGATGTATCCGATGTATCCGATGTATCCGATGTATCCGTATGGCCCGTACTGGCAGCATCCACCTCCGTCTCCCTACTCATATCAGACGCCATATTTCGGCTCTGGTAGTCAGACCGTCAAGACGCAGGCAAACACATGAGCCTTAGTGCAGCAGCCATCCAGCACCGGGTCCGGCTTAGCGACCCTAAGCCCGCGTTCTGTTCCATGTGCGCCCGTGGCGCCGACGACAAGCTGGTGTTCTACGACTGCGGCGCAGCGTTTGACGCCGGGGTGTTTCAGGATGAGAATTTGTCGTGGGTTCACGGCTCTGACGATCTGCACCTCTGTAAGGACTGCGTTAGGGAGCTTGCCGAGTTCGCGGCGTTGAAGCCGGAGCTTCACCGCAGGCAGTTGAACGAGATTCGGCGCCTGGAGGTCGAGAACGCCCATTGGAAGGATTACGCGATGCGACTTGAGGCGACATTGAAAGACCGGCCAGCGTGACAATGGCGTTCTACGACGATCTCCGCGTGCCGCCGCCCTTTGTGCAGGCCACGGGAACCAGGGTTGCGCTTAGCTCCGGCGACGTGTTCTGGGTCGAGGGGCGTAGCCCTGAGCGCGTAAGCGACTACTTCGGCTTGTCGGCAGCTAAGCGTTTCCCGTCTGGGCGCGTTGTCTACACGCGTCACATTGTCCAGCTTACCTATGGCCCTATTCCGTCCACTGAGCCTACGGAGAAGTTCGAGGAGTTCGATGACTGACGTGGCTGGCGTTTTCCCCAGCGACACCCACAGGCGCGTTCTTGGGCACTTGTCCGTCCCCGACGACGATTATGGGTGGACGGTGGAGCAGCTTGTCGATCGGATGCAGCAGGATCGCTCTACCAGCTTCACTAACCCGGATCAGCTTGTCCCTTACCTTCTTGAGCTTAGGGAACTGGGGGATGCGCAGGAGGTGCATCGTGAGCGCGGAATGTGCTGGCAGATGACGCCGGAGGGCTTCGCCCGGCTGACGGGCGAAGCTGTGGGGCGGCCTAAGAAGCAGAAGCCGGTAGAAATCGTCCTTGAGCCTCAGGCTAAGCGCCGCTGGTTCGCCAAGAAGGAGCGCTAAGTGTCGGGCACGTTCTCGAACTATATGGAGACGCACGTTCTTGATGGCGTGACCGGCAAGGTTACGACCACCCCGTTCGTGTCCCCGGTGTACCTGTGCTTGTGTACGACGGTTCCGGACTCCAGCAAGACGGGCGCGACGATTGTCGAGGCGACGTACACCGGCTACGCCCGTCAGAGCTTGGCTGCCGCCGCTTGGAACAGCGCTTCGTCCGGTGGCGCCGGGGCGGCGTCGTCCACGTCGAATAACGGCACGATCACGTTCGCGGCGTGTACGGGTGGTTCGTCAACGATCATCGGCTGGGCGCTCTGTGATTCTGCGACGACGGGCGCTGGGAACATGATTCTGTGGGGGTCGTGCACGAGCACGGTTATCAGTACGACGCAGACGCCCGCCACGGTCGCTTCCGGCGGCATTTCGATCACGCTCATCTAGAAGGGACAGGAATGGCGCTAGCCGACGATTACGCCGCCTCGCTCGACCCTCGCGTTATTGCGCAGGTCACCGCAGCGATTTATACGGAGGCGCAGAACGTGGAGACGGAGGGGACGGGCGTTACGGGACATACAACCCGGGCGGCGTTCGCGACTAAGGTCGTTACGGGCCAGCAGAACCTTCAGCCGCTCATTCTTAGCGCCTGCGCGTTCGGAAGCCTGAATGCCGCTTCGACGGACACGACCGTCAATAACACGGTCGCTACGCTCTGGAACCTCTGGTCGGGGCTGTAATGCCGCTTTACACGGTTCCGTGCGCCAAGACGACGCTTACGTCAGCGGCGACCAAAAGCCTCATTCTTCTCGCCCCCGGGGCTAATGTGCGCTGCAAGCTCCGGGCGGTTACGATCAGCCTGGACGGGAGTGCCGCTGCGGCTGCCGTGCAGTTCGATCTGGTTAGGGCTACGACGGTCGGCTCGCCCACGGGCACGTCCACAACGCCGGTCAAGACGGATGAGCAGGACGGCGCGGCGCAGTCCACGGCGCTAACAGCGCTTACGGCTGAGCCGACAACTTACGCGATCATCGACTCGATCTACCTCCAGCCGTTGGGTGGGGCAATGAAGGATTGGCAGCCGTTCGGTGCTGAGGGTTTGGCTACCGCTACGGGCGGTCAGCGTATCGGGCTTAGGTATACGACCGCTTCGGGTGTTACGCCGGATTGTCTCGCCACGTTCTACTTCGAGGAGTAGGGTGAGCGCTCATGGCGCTCGCGATTGACAGCAGCACCCCTGCGGCTGTAAGTACCAATGCCTCAGTGACCAATCTCACGACAGCGTCGTTCACGCCGCCGCTCAGTAGCCTTCTAATCGTCATTTTTGGTACCGGGTGGAGCGCAACGGGAATCAACAGCCCGAGCAATACCGGCGGGGGCGTGACATGGAACGCCAGCGCGGCGGTATCCGAGACGGCTAACAACTCTGGTGGCGCGGTTTGGCTGGGCACTGTAACTACCTCGGCTTCGATGACCGTCACTTGTAATCCGACCGCCGCAATTGGACAGTGGGGATTCGGTGTTGCGGTCATTACCGGACAGGCGGCCAGTCCGGTCGGGGCCACGAATGTGAGCACTAGCGGTAACGGGCTTCCGTCCTGCACGATTGCGTCGCTTACTGGGTCGAACTCCCTGGTGCTCGCTGGTATTGGGAACGCAACGAGCGGCACGATTGGCACGCCGGGCACGGGGCAGTCGATCACCTGGAACGGCCACTCGTTCGGCTACAACTCCGGTGGGGGCGGTTCTGGGTGGGGGCAGTACTTGACCGGCATGAACCTTGCGGCGGGGGCGTCAGCGACCATCAACGACACGGCCCCAACCATTCACTACGCCGAGGCGATGGTAGAGATCCTTGCAGCGACCGGCGCAGCGCCGACACCCAACCCGCAGATGGTGAACTGGCCGCAGGCGATGTGGCGTAGCGCCTACCGCTAGGAGACGTAGATGAGACGGGGCGGCAGGTCGGTTCAGCAGCCGTTCATTGGCCGCACCCTCGTACTAGTCGGGCCGGTCACGCTTCCGCTCGCCACTAGCGCGAGCACAAGCACGGCGTCTCTTGCGCTTACCGCGACGACGCAGATACCGTTGGACGCAAGCGCTAGCACTAGCGCTACCAGCCTCGCTCTCACCGCGCCGACGCAAATCCTCTTTGACGCGAGCGCTAGCACCTCGACCGCCTCTCTGGTGCTTACCGCCCCGGCGATTCTCCTTCTGGACGCGTCGGCGTCTACGAGCACAACATCGCTGTCACTGACCGCAACGACGTTCCTCCTTCTTGGCGCGTCAGCGTCTACTAGCACCACGTCCCTTAGTCTCGCGCCGTTCTTTGCCTTTCCGCCGAACCAGTCGGTTTCAACCGATTCCCTCGTCCTTACAGCCGGGAGCGTAACCATCGTGCCAGCTTTCACGGGTGGGTTCATGCACGACACCACCACCTATGCACTCATCACGGTGGACGAGCTTTCGGCCGTCGCCCCCACGGAGCCGTCCGGCGGGTTTGACCGGGATGCGAACTACTCCCTTGTCACGACCACTAACGCCGGGCTGCCGTCCGGGGGCTTCCAAAGGGATGGCGTGTATGGCTTACAGGCGGTCGCCTTCGCGTCGGCCGTAGCGCCCATGCAGATGTCCGGTGGGTTCCTTAGGGACGCTAACGGGTCGGTGGTTACCGTCACGTCCGCGCTGGCGGTAGCCCCGGTGGAGAATTCGGGAGGGTTCTTGAGAGACGCTAACTATGCGCTGGTGACACCATGATCGCAACCATTGTGATAACACCATGATCGCAACCATTGTGGTTTCGGCGGCGATAACGTCCGTTGTCGCGATCAGCGTCGGATGGGTGTTCAAAAGGACGGTAGATGCCATCCTCGGTGTTCACAAGGCTGCGCAGGCCCAGTGGACCGCGGAACGCCGGAACATGAACGCGGATTGGAACAAGGAGCGCCAGCAGCTTCTTGAGCGTATTCAGCGGCCGGAGCGAACGCCCCTTATGGATCTGCCTACACAGTCCGCTGAGGGCGTTGAAGGGGAGTTGGACGAGTCCTATCTGGTAGGGCAGATCCATTGGGACGACAGTTTCCTGAGCGAAGGGCTAGAGGACGCCGATGCCGAAGGATAAGACGGTTGAGGATCTGGACACCCTCTACAGGTATGGTCGCTTGGCGCGCGGGAAGCTGGAGCCGGGATGGTATCTAAACCTCGCCTATTACGCTAACGAGCAGTGGCTTGCCTGGGACGGCAGGCAGTTGTTCCGCCCGGCGATGCCCAAGAACCGTATCACGGTTGTTGATAACCGGATTCAGCCGATCATCCGCAAAGAGATCGCGAAGATGACGAAGAACCGGCCGATTTTCGTTGTCACGCCCAACAGCAGCGATGAGGAGGATACTAACGCTGCCGCCCTGGGTGACGAAATCATGCGGTACATGTGGAAGCATCTGAAGATCGGTAAGCATCGGATGCAGACGCTTCTGTGGGCACGCATTTGCTGCGCCGGGTTCATGAAGGTGTTTTGGGATTCGGGCGCCGGGTCTAAGCGCGACATCGTGATCCTTAGCGAGAACGGTAAGCCGCTTATGGGGCAGATGGGGCCGGTTCAACCTGGTAGTCCTGAGCATCGGGTTGCGGAGCAGGCGGCGCCCGGTTCGACCAACACTAAGACGATTGCGCAGGGGGACGTGAAGGTTGAGGTTCGCTCCCCGTTCCAAATGTTCATCGACCCGCTAGCGGCCGAGTTTGTGGATGCGGAGTGGGTGATTGAGGAGTCGATCAAAAGCCCAGAGTACGTTTACCGGCGTTACGGGGTGGAGGTTACGGCCGACACTCCGGCTAACCCGGGGCTTATCGAGGCTCGTATGGGTATGGTTTATCTCCCCGGCGCCTCCTCCTATAAGGGCGTGAAGGTCCGGGAGTATTGGTGCATGCCGAATAAGGATCATCCGAATGGCTGCCGGAAGACGTGGGTGCTGCACACGTCGGGTCGTAAACAGATCAGCCAGATGCTTGAGCAGGACGATAAGCCTTTTGACTGCAAGCCCTACGTGATGTTCCAGGGCATTCAAATGCCGGGACGCGTGTGGGGCATGAGTATCGTGGATGCGCTCAGGGGTCCGCAGACGGAGCGGAACAAGATCAAGTCGCAGATCGCTGAGAACCGCAATCGTGTTGGCAACCCGACGATCTTGGCGTCTAAGCAGGCGGTTCAGGACCCGGAGAAGTTCATTCGGTCAATGACGATGCCCGGCGGCGTCGTGTTCTACGACGATGTGGGTTCGCCCAACGCTAAGCCGGATGTCCTTCAGGCGCCCCCGCTGCCGGACTATGTGATCGAGTGCTTGCAGGACAACGAGGAGTCCATGCAGGAGATTTCGGGGCAGCATGAGGTTACGTCCGCGCAGGTGCCCCCTGGGGTTACGGCAGCGTCGGCGATCAATCTGCTTCAGGAGTCGGACGACACGATGCTCGCTCCCGATATGGCGGATCATGAGGAGGAGCTTGGGATGCTGGGCGAGAAGATCCTAAAGCTGGTCGCGACCTATTACACGGATCCACGCACCATCTCGCTTGGTGGGGAGAATGGGGCGTGGCGGATCTTTGACTTCAAGGGCGCAATGCTCAAAGGAAACTGCCACGTAGAGGTGCAGGCCGGTAGCGCCGTACCGCAGTCTAAGGCGGCGAAGCAGGCCCAGATGACCGACATCATGAACTTCCTTGTGCAGTCGGGCAATCCACCACGGGGACGGCAGCTTGCCCAGTTCTTTCAAGACAATGACTTGGGGGCGCTGTCGAAACTCATCGAGGATTTCACGCGGGACGAGACGCAGGCTAACCGGGAGAACGTCCTGATCGCGCAGGGTCAGACAATCAACATCAACCCCTACGACAACGACGAGTACCACATCCAGAACCATGAGGACTTCGAGAAGGAGGCCCGGTTCAAGCAATTCCCGCCGCAGGTTCAGCAGATGCATCTTCTGCATGTGGCGGCTCACCGGGAGCGGTTGCAGCAGGTTCAGCAGCAGGCGATGCAACTTCAAGCGCAAGCTCAGGGTCAAGGTGCTCAAAATGGACAAGGACAGCCCGATACGTCTGGGGATCAGTCCGCAGCAGCCGCTCAGCAAGGAGTAGCGACCGCAGCCTCACAGGGCCAGCAGCTAGAGCAGAACGCGCAGCAGTTCGCACAGCAGCAAGGATACCAGGCGGCGAACAGCGAGCAGCAGCAGCGCCACGCCCAGGAGATGCACGAATTCCAGATGGGCCAGAAGCTCCGAGAGGCGCAGCGCGCCGAGGAGCTTCACAGGCTCGCGCTGGCGGCGCAGCAGCAGCGTTCGCAGGAGCAGTCGGAGTCTCATCAGGCTCGGCTGAAACAGCAAGCACAACAGGCACAACAGGCACAGCAAGCAAAGGAGTCCCCAGGTGGACGAGGTAACGGCAGCGCCGGGGGCGGAAGCCCCAGTAAGCGCCCCTGAGACGCCACAGGAGGCCCCTGTAGCCCCTCCGGTGGCTGAGGCTACCCCCGTGGTTCCTCATTCGACAACGGACCTTAGGGGCGACGAGGACGCCCTTGTGGGCGAGTTCGTAAAAGTGGTGGACGGCCCGCACAAGGGGAGGCTCGCCGCGTTCACGGAAGTGGTCGATCACGACCTGAAGACGGGCTACCCGCATAACATTCTCGTCCGCACCCGCGACGAGTTCAATCAGCTTCTTCAAGTCCTGTACGAGCACGTCCGGCCATTCCGGACATACAAAGGCGGTCGATAATGCGGCTTATCGTTCATCCCCCCGGAGCAAACCTCGCCCATGAGGGAATGGGTAGCTCCAACGGGTCGGCCCTAACACGGTTGTATGTTCCCACGTCGGGGACCGTCAACGTGGCTGTGGATGCCTCAGCCCCGGCGGGCGTAACGGTCTACTCCGATCTGGTCGGCACGGTCAACCAGACAATCTCGGCGGGGTCTAACGCTAACTTCACGTTCGCTACGGCCACCGGCCCGATCTTCCTTTCTCCCGCCACGGACGCGGAGGGGGTCGGCTGCACGATCACGGGCGCCGGGTATCCGTAATGGCGTACACGGTCGATATTGACTCGACAAGCGCGAGCCCGCAGTTCGTTCCCGTCTATATCTACCCCGGTGGAGCAGGAACGAATATCGCCGTGGTTGGCGGGGACACCGTGAACTACTGGACGGCGATTGATGACAACCCCACCGCCGCCGGGACTATCGTCAATGGCGGTAATCAGACGTTCACGACGGAGCCGCTTTGGATTACGTCGAACACGGTTTCCCAGGTCACGTTCACGGGGCCCGGCTACTAGTGGCTAAAGCGAACGTCGTAAGCCTTAGGCTAAGTAAAGCTAATCTAGCGGCGCTTAGTCAGGGCGTTAGGTCGGACATTACGTTCATCCGACTGGCTATGGGTATCGACGGCGTGTACGAGCTTTACCTTGAAGGGTATGGCGAGGCGCCGCTTCCCGATCACAACAGCGAACCCCTCGTGCCACTGGAGGGCTGAGATGGCTGATGCAGCAGACGGCAAGGTTGATACGGCCATCACGCACCTTCAGAGCGCGATTGACGCCCTAAAGGGGGCGCAGGCAAAGGATGACGCCGAAGACGAGCCCCGCACGCTGGACGAGGCGCGGGTGCAGGTGAAGGCGCACTTCCGCCGACGCAGGGGCATGAAAGAGTCTTAGACCTAAGCTTGGCGCTCTATGCGCCGAGTCCTGGGGCGCGGCAGGGCTGGTTAGCGCGGCTAACCCTTACAAAGGGTCCGGCTTCCAAAACCAACGCGCTTATCTAAATCGAGGACGCCAGGGACTAGCCACAGCCCCCTTAGGGGCCAGGAGCGACGTTACAGCGGCCAGAGAGGAAAGCAGGATGTCCTTTACGGACGACGCCGATCCCGTACGGTCTGATCCGTCAGACGAGGGCGGGGAAAGCACAGGTACTCCCTACGACGAGTACCTAAACCGCATCCCCGAAGAAGCGCGTGAAGCGGCTACCGAAGCCTTCAGGGCTTGGGACGCCAACTACACGCGTCGTCAGCAGGAAGCAGCGGAGTATCGCAGCCGCTGGCAGCCGTTCGAGAACGCATCGACAGAGGATCTTCAGTGGGGCCTGGACATGAACCGGGCTGCGCGCGAGAACCCGCAGGCGGTGTGGGAGTGGGCGCAGCAGTACGCCAGGGACAACAACCTTGTGCAATCTCCGGCGCCGGAGCAGCCTTCCCAGGAGCTTACCTACGAACAGTGGGCGGCCCAGCAGGAGGAGCAAAGTCTCAACACTCGTCTCGAAAGCATGCTCAATCCGATCATGCAGCGCTTGGAGCAGTACGACCAGCGCTACCAGGAGCAGGAGCAGCAGCGGCAAATCCAGCAGGCCCAGGACTATCTGCAACACCAGATGGACGGGCTGAAGCGCGAACATCCCGACGCCTTCCAGAAGCTTGGCGACATCGAGCCGGAGCAGATGATCGAAACCCTCAGCGGGAAATACATTGAGTCTGACCCGGAGCATGCTATCCCCCGCGCGTTCGCTGAATGGCAGAGCATTATCAGCCAGGTCAGCAAAAGCTACGCGGAGGGGAAGCTGAATCAGCCTTCGGTGCCGGAGTCGGGCGCAGCCGCGCCTGCCGGTAACGAGGCTCCCAAGACTTTGGCTGAAGCTAGCTCTCAGGCGCTAGAGCAGATCAGGGCTTGGCATAGGGCTTAGTAAGACTGCTTAGTAAGCCCTTCTAAGGGGACGCGGTTCTCTCTGTCCCATCACCTAGTTCAAGGAGAACCGTAGAGTGGCTACTCAGACACTCACGACGTTCGACGCGATCCTCAAGAACCTTTACCGGGGACCGATTGTCGAGCTTCTGAACCAGGAGACGTATCTGATCGATCAGTTGGAGCAAACCAATGCTAATGACATTGGGACGTTCACTGGCCGTCAGATCATCATTCCGGTTCACACCAGCCGTAACCGTGGCCGTGGCGCCACGACTGACGGCGGCGGTCTTGCGACCGCAGGCGCCCAGGGCTACCTGGATGCCATCGTCCCGCCCCGGTACTTTGACCAGGGCATCGAACTCTCGGACATGGTTATCAAGCAGTCCGAGAATGACGAGGGAGCGTTCGTCCGCGCCCTAACCTCCGAAATGGAGGGGGCAATGACGGACCTTCGCAAGGACATCTCCCGGATGGCCTACGGCACCGGGGATGGTCTCCTCGCGACAATCACCGGCACCCCGGCTGCTGGAACGTCGATCACCGTTGACAGCGGCCAGTACATCGCTGTTGGTGACGTGGTGGACATCGTTCTCAAGGCCACGGGTGTGGTCACGAACGGTGTTGCTGCGACGACGGTCACGGCGGTTTCGTTCACGGGTTCCGCGAACTCGGCCACCCAGGCGGCCGCCACGCTGACGATCAGTGTCGCTACCGGTGGCGCTACCGCCAACACCTACGGCGTCTACATCTCGGGCGACCGTAACAACGAGTCGGACGGCCTGAGGAACATCACCTCGACGAGCCGGACGCTGCATCAGATCAACAGCAGCACCAACCCCATCTGGGACGGTAACGTGTTCCCGGCGGGTCAGGTCAACCCGTCTGAGGATCTGTTCATGCAGGCCGCGCAGCGCATCCGCCTGCGTGCTGGCAACAAGGGAACCAGCATCGACTGTTTCCTTACCACGCTCGGCGTTCAGCGTCGGCTGGCGAACCAGTACGTGTCGCAGAAGCGCTGGAATGACGCTCACGTCGTGGACATCGACGGCGGGTACAGCGCGATCATGGTCGCCGCTGGCAACAAGCCGATCCCTGTCATTTCCGACGTTGATGCTGTCAACGGGTTCGCGTTCGCGCTGTCGAAGGACAGCCTTGCGTGGGCTGAGGTCGCACGCCCCGACTGGCTGCTTGCGCCGGACGGTAAGGGCTCGATCCTTCAGTTGAAGGACGGTTCTACCGCCGGTTCTAAGCTCGCCATTTGGCAGGCGTGGATCGTGTGGTACGCCACACTCGTTTGTGTCGCCCCGCTGCGTAACGCGCAGTTGAGCGGCTTCAACGACGACGTGCCGGTGGCCCGCGTCTAACCAAGCTGACAGCTAGCCCGCTCGCCCTTGTGGTGGGCGGGCTAGCGCTGCTTAGAAAGGAAACGATGGCTCTCGGAACTATCACGAACATTCCGTTGGCTCAGGGCGGCGTTGCAGACGCGCTCGGCTCGGTCAAGATGACGGTCACGACCGTTGTCGGAGACGGCGCCTACTCGGCGGGCGGCACGGCCCTTACGGGCCAGCAGCTTGGCCTGCCTAACGGTGTTGTTCTTGCCACGGTCTGCTCCGTGTCGAATGCGGTGGCTAACGCCGGGTCGCAGACTAATGCGCTCGCGTCGAACGCCTTCTACAACACCAGCACCGGCAAGCTCCAAATGTACGCCGGGGCTGGCACCACGCCGAACTTCGGTCTGAACGAGGCTACCGGCAACCTGTCGGCCACCACGGTCACGATCATCGCATTCGGATACTAAGGGGTATTAAGCATGGAGCTTCAGCCCGCTCGGATTGAGCAGGTCCGTCAAACGGAAGACGGCGATTTCATCATCATCGGCGCTGACGCTAATTCGGCTGTTGCGGATCTGCAAGCCATCGACAAGAACTTGCAGGTCCGCCTAGCCGGACTGAAAACGTCCAGGCCGCATTTCGTCGTCTACCACGTCCACCAGGAAAACGACGTGACGACGCATTCCCTCGTCACAACCGCCCAGGCGTACCAGAACCGTCTTGGCGTGTGGGAGGGGCTGGATCAGCGCGTTGTGGAACGCATCCGGAAGATCAACCCGGAGAACGGCTACGACTATGTAGCGGAGCTTGAGAAGCGCGAGGCGCAACGCCAAAAGGACAAGAAGCGCCGGGACGAAGAAGTGTTCGGGCCAATTGGGGAGCAAGCGGCTTGGGCGCTAAGGAAAGACTTGAATCGCCAGAACCGGCGGGCCTTCATTCGCACAGGACTACCTAAGGGGACTTAGATGGCTGCCAACATCACCGCTCACGCCGCCTCGGTAAACGACGTGAGCCTCATTCCGCTTTACATTCAGGCGGGCGGCTCGGGCACCGTGGTCACTTCCAGCGCGGCTTCTACCGTCACGCTGAACGTTCATCAGAACGGCCGTCACAACGCCGCTACCGACACTGTTACGGCAGGGTCAGCTAAGACGTACACGGTCCCCCCGGTGTGGATCGCCGCTCCTTCGGGCGTGGCGCATCTAACGATCACCGGCCCCGGCTACGGCTCTTAGGGCCTTAGGGTCTTAGGGTCCGTGCCAACGCTTTGTAATCGCTGCGGGGGCGTCATGGTCCCCGACCCTACCGCGATCGTTCCCGCACTCGGGTGCGTGAGTTGTCAGCGCCAAATCCCGGCAACCCAGGCTAGGTATGTCAAGGGGTCCAAGGCGGACCTGAATCGCATACTTCGTTCCGCCCGACGCATGAGGCTAAGAAATGAATCTCGCAGCACTCCAAGCTGAAGTTGAGGCGCACGGGTTCGATCCAAGCGTCTACGGCGCCCGCATCGTCACCTACCTGAACGACGCCTATCTCGGCCTTTGTCGGCGCGTCGATTACTACGTTGACGAGGCCAGCCAGGTCTACACCACAATCACGGGCACCGCGTCATACCCCTTCCCGGTAGGCTGGGCAAGAATCCGGGAAGTCAACGACCCGGGGCGCCAAGTGCTGATGGAGCAAGTCAGTGTTCGCGACATTGACGCCTCGACCACCAGCCAGGGGCGCCCCAACTATTGGGCGCAGGACGGCCAGAACATTACGTTCTACCCGACGCCAGACAACGCCTACACGATCAATATGCGGTACTGGATTCTCCCAGCGCCGCTAGCGTCTCCTACGGATACGCCGACGATCCCCACGGACTATCACTACATGCTGGCTGAGTACGCCATCGCCCGCTGCTACTGGGGGGATGACGACTCGACTATGGGGACTCAGTGGGACAACAAGTACGCCACTAGCGTTGCGAAGTTCACAGCGGACGTTAGGTTCCCGTCAACGGACTATCCGACGCAATGTAAGGGGATGTGGGAGAACGAGCGCGACCTTGGTAATCGCGGCTGGGCGCTCTGGGGCTGGGTCTAAGTGTCTACCGGAAGTCTGCCTTTCGCTTATAACGACTTCCACGGCGGCCTGAACACCTATTCGGCGCCGTACCTGTTGGAGGACAACGAGTCCCGCGATCTTCAGAACGTGCAGGGCACGACAGCCGGAGCGATTGTCAAACGCACGGGGCTGGTTACGTTCGCATCCCCGGCCGTCACGTTCAAAAGCCTGTTCCCCCTTGAAAGCACCGGCTCCCCCTTCCTGATTGGGACGGGGGGAACGAGCATCTATTCGGTGTCCGCCGGGGGCTCGGTCACGGACATTCACGGCGCAGCTACGCTAACGAACAATCTGCCGTGGAGCTTCGTATCCGGCCCGGTGATCAGCGGGCAGGGGCCGCTTTACGGCATGGATGGTACGGATACGCCGCTGCAATGGACTGGCTCCGGGAATGTGGCGTCATGGACCGCTACGGATTCGGGCGGCGCCGTTCCGAACGGCAAGTATTCAATCTACTGGCAGAACCAAGTGTTCGTGGCCGGGGTTGGTTCTACGCCGTCGCGGGTGTACTGGTCCGCTATCGCTGACCCTACGGGCTGGAATCCGGCGAACCTGAAAGGCGCCGGGTTCATGGACTTTGACCCTAATGACGGTCAGCCGATCACCGGCATCGGAGTGGCGGGCCCCTATGTCCTGGTCGGTAAGGCCCGCAAGCTGTGGGTAATCACTTCTCCGGCTAACGCGACCGCTCGCCTGATCTCCAACAACGTCGGCATTGTCTCGCACAGGTCTATCGCCGCCGGACCTGAAGGCACGTTTTTTTTGAACGAGGACCGTGGTGTGTTCCTCACGAACGGGTCTAAAGTCACCCCGATTTCGGACAAGATCATTCCGACGCTGAATCAGGTGGACGGCCTGCGAAACATCGCCGCCGGGGTGGAGTACAACGGGCATTACTACCTGAGCGTAAGCCTCAAGGGTACGAACAACGACACCATCCTTGATTACGACTCGCTGCTCGGGACGTGGTGGAAACACAACATCGGCTCGAACCAGTTCGCTATCTGGCATCCCACGGGTAGCTCGCCCAGCTTGTATTCAGCTAAGGCGACCAGCGCCATTGTGGATCAGTGTTTCGTGCCCAGCGTCTACACGGATAACGGTAGTCCGATGACATGGTTTTGGCGTGGCCCGTGGCAGTCTCCGACGTTCTATCGGCGTCGTCGTTTCCCGACTCCGTGGTTCCGTAAGCGTTTGCGTCAGGTCCGCTTGGAGGGCTTCGGAACGGTGGACTTTTCGATAGCTAAGGACTTCGCCGGGCTGGAAACACTAATCCGCGCTAACTGTCTAGCTAACGTGTCGGGCGGCACCTATGGCGCGGTTGACGGCACCGTTTATGGGGCCGCCGATGGGACGTTGTATGGCTCCCCTTCGGTTACACGCGCCCGCTTCTTCAGCTTGGGGGTAGCTAACGCCTTCTCCTTAGTCTTTTCGGCCACCTCCAATACCCCTGACACGGTTCTCGAATACACGATGATGCTTACCGATCGCAAGGATATGGTCACTACATGACGAGGGTCACTACATGACGACGCTTAGCTATACGGTTCCTGTCGCGGGTACGGATTTGAACAGTGTGGCCGACCCGGAGATTTCGACGGCGCTTAACTCAGTTCTAACGTGGGCGAACGGAAACGTTGATAACACCAACGTTTCGAACACCTTCGCTCAGTCGGTTGGGTCGAACACGGGGACGCAAACGGTCAAGGGCGCGACGAACATCAGCGCATCAGAGTCCACTTCAAGTAC